CGAAGGTTCAATGGGCAGTATACGGACGTATCACGCAATTTGATGCCTACAAGGAAGATCGGCGCACTCCGGCTACTGGTGAAGGTGCCATATATTATCCAGGCACAACCACCTGGCTACCGGCTACAGTAACACAAAAACCCATTGCTAAGATGACGTACTCAGCTCAATATTCTGAAGGTGAGGAGTACAAACACGCGATGGCTCCATTTTTAGCTGGTCCATTGGTATGTGTTAATTCTATTCCCCTGGTGTACGGGTCACACCGCGAAAATTTACGAGCCGCCTTCACCAACCGTCAATTATTGTGTCATCCAAATGAGACGGCTCAATTGTACCCACGTTTGAATTCTCGTGGTAATCCAGTGCCCGGACAGTACCTCGACTATGACCCAGATGAGGTGGGACGGTATACAGGCTTCATTCATGAATTTTTTCCTGAATTGTTTAATGGCATTGAAACCCTACGAGATGCTATCAATCAACCTGATGGTCGGCCGAAACGTTTTACTTTCAAGGAATGGTCTAGTCGATTTTCACCTAGTATACAACGCAATCATCAACGAGCTCGGGAACAAGACCTATTAGGTAATATCCCTTACCACACTAAGATTGGTTGTGGGGCGTTTAATAAAGTTGAATGTTCAGTGAAATCTACCCCTAGTGGTTACAACGACATTGATCCACGTGCCATCACCTCTTCCAACGATGCTTATTCCGCCGATATTGGTCCGGCTATGTATACTTATTCTGTTTGCCTCAAGATGGCGTGGAATGAAGACCATTTTATTGTGTACGCTAGTGGGTATCATGCTGAACAGATCGGCGTGATTTTCCTGCGTTTCGAGCGTAAGATTAACGGGGAATGGGCTGAGGCTGATGCTATTCGATATGATTCCACCATGAACGCCCCTTTAAAACACGCCGAATTAGATATTGAAGCCATGGTGGCATTAAATAAGCGACTTGAACGTCTCGCGCGTGACGCCATGAATACTACCTGCCGTACTCGCTCCGGTTTCCGTGCCAGGGTTGTCGCACGTACACAATCAGGACGTCCCAACACCTCTTCCGGAGGAACAACCACCAATGGATGTACTACCAAATTCACTATTGCTCGTATTACTAATTTGATCCAAGATGAAGATTTCATCTTCGACCGTTTTCGTAACAACGATCGAAATATGCCAA